GAGTGAAGTCGTTCTGCTGCCCGAGGTCGATGCTCGTCGCTACCGCTTGAACCAATGGGTCCCTGAAGGTGAACCGTGGGTTCCACCAAGCGCATGGAGCCAACTGGACCGGCTGTCACCTGACGAGCCACGTTCGACCGTCTACCTGAGCGTCGACCGGACACCTGACTGGAGCGCAGCGACTGTCTGCGCGAGTTGGCGAACGGAAGACAACCGCATCGCGTCCGACGTGGTTGCGTCGATGGTCGATGTCTCATTGGAGAAACTGCTCAACCTCATTCTTCGCATCGTGCGAGCCAACAACGTTCACAGCGTCTGGCTTGACCGTTATGCGCTGCAAGACCTCGCAAGCCTGTTGGAGCAGCGTGGAGTTCGTACCCGTGTGCTGTCACTTCCTGACATCACGGCTGCGTCTTCGACTGCGTTCAACAAAGTCACGACCAAGCAAGTCATTCATCCACACCACGAACTGACCGCGTTCCAAGTGCCGAGAGGCACGCGCAAGAACGTCGGAGATGCGTGGCGCATTGCACGAGCGAACAGCGGAGTGCAGATAGATGCGCTGATGGCAACGGTTCTTGGTGTCTATGCCGTTGATGTCAACGCTGACGCTCCGGCGCAAGTCTTCTAGGAGAACCGATGGGTCTATTCACCCGAAGTAAGGAAGTGGAGCAGCGTGAGGCTGCTGCCGAAGTGCTGCCACCACCAAGGTCATCCATCACGAGTGTGAGCGCTGATGAGGCTCTTGGGCTGAACGCGGTCTACCGATGCGTGAGCATCCTTGGAACGACCGTCATGCAACTGCCGGTTGTCGTTCGTCGTGGTGTCGCTGTCGTTGAGAACGTCCCGTTGGTGCGCAAGCCTGACTTGAACATCAGCGGTCCCGAGTTCTACCAGCAGACGACCAACTCGCTCGCTCTTCACGGCAATGCGTTCTGGTGGGTGACGCGCAACAGCGCTGGCACTCCGCAGAACCTGCAAGTGCTTGACCCGCGCTGGGTCTCTGTCGCTGTCGATGACACATCGAACAGCGTTCTACCGAAGGTCCACTACTACTACCGGGGCAAGAAGGTGCAGCGGAAGAACATCCAGCACCTTCGCTTGTTCACGTTGCCGGGACAACCGAACGGTCTTGGTCCCATTCAGGCAGCACGGCATGACCTGCTGGCTGCTGTTCGGCTGCGTGAGTTCGGAGACAGCGTGGTCATCAACGGCGGCATTCCGACCGGAGTGCTGTCGTCTGACCAGTTCCTCAGTCAAGAGCAAGCAGATGCGTACAGGACCGCGTGGGACGCAGCGCAGAACCAGCGCGGTCTGGCTGTCCTTGGTGCTGGCTTGTCGTATGCACCCATCTCGTTGAGTCCTTCGGACATGCAATGGCTGGAGAACGCGCAGTTCAGCATCGCGCAGATAGCGCGGCTGTTCGGCATCCCCGGCATCTGGCTGGGCATCGGCATTGAAGGCACGTCAACGACCTACAGCAACGTCGAAGACCTTGGTCGCAACTACATCCAGACAACCGCTGCGCAGTACCTGACGGTCATTGAGCAAGCGCTGGACGAGTTGCTTCCGCGTGGACAGAACACGCGCTTCCAACTGGATGCGCTGATGAAAGCGAACGTTCAGACGCGAGCGCAGTTCTACGACACCTTGGTCAACCTTGGAGCCATCACTCCGATGGAAGTCCGTCTGTCTGAGGGCTTCCCACCATCACCACCAACGTTCCGCATTCCTGACTTCGAAAAAGTCGAAGACCCGAACTTGAACGTTGACGACCCGAACCTTGTCGGAGATGAGCCAACTGGCTTCACATCCGGCGACGGTTCCACATCTAACTGAAGGGAGTCACATGGAAACTCGTGACTTCGCGGTCCGGTACGACTCAGAGCAGCGAACCGTTCAAGGCATCGCTGTTCCGTACAACGAGACCATCGACATCGGCTTCACGAAGGAGCGCTTCGAACGTGGAGCGTTCGACTCACTTGAAGACGTGAAGTTGTTCTACAGCCACAAGGAACCCATCGGACGGGTGACTCGTGGTGAAGAAACTGATGACGGGCTTCTCATTGAAGCCCACATCTCCGACACGGAACGTGGCAACGAAGTTCACACGCTTCTGCGCGACGGAGTGTTGAACAAGTTCTCCATCGGCTTTGAGCCGGTTGAGAACGAAAAGGACGGCGACGTAGTTGTTCGCCGCAAAGTCATTCTTCGGGAAGTGTCCGTCGTGGCTTTCCCGGCATACGAGAACGCAGACGTGCTTGCCGTGCGCGAGCAGTCTGCCGAGACAGAAAGGGTTGACATGGAGTCAACTGACAACACACAGGTTGAGGAACTGCGGGAGCAGTTGACCGACCTTGACCGTCGCGTGGCGGTCATCTCTGAGGCTGCACCTGCGGGTGACGTTGTGCCTCAGTTCCGTTCTTACGGCGACTACATCAAGAGCGTTGCTTCCGGTTCGGAAGAAGGCTTGGACTTCGCTGCTCGTGCATGGTCTCCGGCTGGCGCATCCTTCGATGCGACTCCTCCGGACAGCATCGCTGACAGCCAATGGGTCTCCGACATCATCCGCATGGTCGACCTTGGTCGTCCGACGATGAACGCTTTCCGTGTGGCTGCGCTGCCTGCCGATGGCATGGCGGTCGACTACCCGAAGGTGAAGACCAACACCATCGCTGTTGCTGAGCAGAGCGCCGAAGGTGCAGACCTGTCGTTCGGCAAGTTGACGCTGGAGACGATGAGCGCCGCTGTGAAGACCCTTGGTGGGTACACGCGCATCTCGCGTCAGGTCATCGACCGTTCGTCGGTCGCTTACGTTGAGGCTGCGTTCCGTGCGCAGGGCATTGAGTTCGCGAAGGCATCGAACGCTGATGTCATTGGTGTTCTTGAAGCAGCGACCGTTGGTGCTGCTGAGTGGGACCAAGCGACTGCCAAGAGCCTTGCGGCTGCCTTTGGTGGCGCTTCGGTTGCCATCTACGAAGGCTCCGGTCTTCGTCCCGAGTTCATGCTCGCTTCGACTGACCAGTACGTCGCTCTCGCGTCGCTGTTCGACAGCGTTGACCGTCCCATCATTGGTGGAGCGGCTCCCGTGAACGGCATCGGTTCCGCGAACATCGCGAACCTTGGCGCGTCCGTGTTCGGTCTCCCCGTCGTGGTTGACCCGGCATTGGCTGAAGGCTCGCTGTACATCGCGAACCGCGAAGCGCTCGTCACCTACACGAACGGTGGACCGCTCCGTCTCCAGCAGGAGAACGTGGTCAACCTCTCTTCGGACTTCAGCGTGTTCGGCTACCAAGCCGTGACCGTTCCGATGCCCGAAGCCATCGTCAAGGTCGACGCTGCTGGCGCGTTCAGCACCCGTTCCAAGAAGTAGTTCACCCAACTGAGGAAGGAGCAGCCGTGGCTGTGACCGTTGAAGACCTTCGCAACTACGTCGGAGCGCCAATGGCTGACGACGCATTCCTGACCGAGTGTCTTGCGACAAGCAATGAACTCATCTCGTCCTACATCGGAGATGCAACCGTTCCGGAACCCGTTCTGGACAACTGCACACTTCAAGTCGGCTCAGAGATGTTCTACCGTCGCAGCGCTCCGTCGGGCATCACGCAGTTCGCCAGTCTTGATGGAACCACGCAGCGAGTTGCGAAAGACCCGCTCACCAGCGTCTACACGATGCTGCTCCGGTACACGACGGCTGGAGTGTGATGAACACTCTGGCTTCTTGCCGAAGTGAACTTCGGCTCCTTCTGGCGGGGACAGGTGTGCCCGTGTTCGAGTTCATTCCCGAACGCTTCACGCCACCTGTCCTCGTCTTGGAACCCGGTTCACCATTCATGGAGCAGGGCGAGACGTTCTGTGAGTTCGACGTGTCCTTCAACGTCATCGCGCTGGCAACGTCAGCGACGAACGAGATGGCGACCGAACAGGTTGACCAACTCATCTGCGACGTGCTGGATGCAGTCGACACATGGAACGTCGTCTCCGTTGACTCTCCGTCGGCATTCGAAGTGAACTCAGCGAACTACTTGGGCACACGCATCTCATTCATTTCCAGTCGCGAACTTCAAAGCGACTGACGCACAGAAAGAACAACGCTTATGGCTAGAACCCGCATCAAGGGGAAGTCTCTGACCATCACGGTCAACGGCGAAGAGTTCCAATGTGACCTGACATCTGCCGTTCTCCAGAAGGACTCTGCTGAGTCCGGACAGGAAGACACAGTTCAGACGTTCTGCGAAGCAGGCACGTCCAGCGCTGGGCAGGTCTGGTACATGGACACGACCGCCATTCAGTCAACCGACACAGCATCGAACGACGACGGACAGTCGTTGTGGCGGCTCGTGTGGGACAGCGCAGCGACGCAAGGTGGAGCCGAACTTCCGTTCGTCTTCGCGCCGTATGCGAACACAACCCCGACGGCTGACCAGCCTCACTTCACGGGAACTCTCATTGTCGATGACGGGGCTTACCCCGCCATTGGTGGTGACGCAGGAGTCTCCACCTTCACTTGGACCTATCGGTTCTTGGTGAAGGACAACGTGGTGAACATGTTGACCGCTGCTCTTCGGACAGCAACCCCGAGCAAGTAACTGAGTGGGAGTGGGAGCAGTTCAACGCTGCTCCCGCTCCGCTCCATTCAACGACTTTCAGAAGGAGTCAAAGTGAGCATCGACAAGTTGACGTTGGCAGAAGTTGCCGAAGTCGAAGAACTAGCAGGACAGCCGTTCCAAGCAGTCACGGAACCGACCGCGATGAAGGGACGACTGATGCAAGCCATCGTCTACATCCTGAAGCGACAGGACAACCCTGACTTCACATTCGCTGACGCAGGTCAGATGACCATGGGTGAGATGAATGAGGTCATCGCTGTTGACCCAAAAGAGAACAACTGACCGATGACGCGAACTACGAGATGGCTCGCTTCTGTCTCGCAACTCGCATGAGTCCGAAGGACTACTGGTCTCTGACCGTTGGTGAACGCGCTGCGTTCATCGAAGCAAGCAACGACATGAACGGAGAATGATGCTGCACGTTGTCAGCGGTCCACCTTGCGTGGGCAAGTCTCACTTCGTTCGCGAGAACGCTTCAGCCGATGACATGGTTGTCGACCTTGACCGCATCGCTCTCGCCATCTCACCTGAAGGCACGAAGCATCACGAGTACCCGCCACACATCAGGGCTGCTGCGATGCGGATGCGGAAGATGGCTGTGCAAGCGGCTCTTGGCTGGTCCCGGTACGGCGATGCGTGGGTCATCCACGCGAAGCCATCTGATGCTGACCTTCGCGGCTACCAGATGCACGGAGCGACGTTCCATCCGTTGACCGAAGACATCGAAGTGCTGTTGCAGCGAGCGGAAGCGGAGCGTCCCGCTTGGGTCGCGTCTCGCATCTTGAACTGGCAGACGCACGTTCCGGACGCTTGGGAGTACTGATGGCAGCGCCACCAACTGGAGCACGCATCCAGATAGAAGGTCTCCAGAAGACCGTTCGCGAGATGCAGCGACTTGGCATCGAAGTCGAAGACCTGAAGGCAACGTTCACGAAGGTGGGCGCTGTTGGTGTGCGACGTGCGCAGTCACTCGCTCCGAAGCGAACAGGCAACTTGGCGGGAAGCATCCGTCAGAGCAAGCGCAAGAACAGCGTGTACCTGAAGGCAGGCAACAACAGGAAGAGCGCTTCTGGTGTGCCGTATGCCGGTCCCATCCATTGGGGCTGGCCTAAGCGCAACATCGAAGCGAACCCGTGGATGTGGAACATGGCTGACGGCTTGGAGCCGCAGTTCATTCGCTGGCTGGAAGCGGAACTCAACTCACTCATCCGCAAGCACAGGCTTGGAAGGAAGTTCTGATGGCAGGCAAGAGCGGCATCATCAACGTCAAGTTCATCGCTGACGTTGACAAGATGAACAAAGGCATCGCGCAGGTCAACACTCAGTTGACTGGCTTCGCGAAGGTGGCGAAGGTCGCAGGCATCGCGGCGACTGCTGCGTTCGCAGCGCAGCCACTCATCCGCTTCGCAGGAGAGAGCGTCAAGGCTGCGGCTGACCTAC